AAGACAACCAAAGAGGCCGTTCTTCGGTCTTGTGAGGTAGATTTCGAGGTCAAATTTTACTGGGGTGACATCCATCCACGGCATAAGGCTTTAGCAGAGAAAATGTGGGGGGTAGCTGATGGGTTTTGATTATATTCCACCTCACCAGCGGCATTCTGCAACATCCAGGGCGAGTGCCTTGAAGGTAGACTTCAATAAAAATCAAACAATCGTAATGCAAACAATTCCTGATGGCGGTCTGACCGATCTTGAGGGTCAGGAGAAATCAGGAATGTCTGGAGATAGCTGGCGGCCTGCGCGTGTCTTCCTCTGGAAAAATGATTTCTTAGAAAATTCTGGTGAAACTAGGATTACCAGGTTTGGACGGCAAGCGACTATTTGGAAATTAACTCAAAAGGGAAGGGAACATAAAATTGAACAAAATTGAAATTGATTACAACGAGCCGTTACGAAATCGGCTAACTGAGGCGATGCACAACCTTAGTGAAAAGAACAGAACCCACGGAGTGATCCAGAAGGGCGGTAAAAAGTATACTGAAGTTTTTGTTCGTGTAGAAGAATTTAGGAAAGCCTTCGGCACAGAACTTGGCATCCAGACAGAGATTCTAAAAGACGAGGGAGGTATAGTTCAAGTCAAAGCAAATATTATTGATAAGAATAATAATGCCATTCTTGGATCTGGATTGGCAGAAGAGGTGAGGGGTTCTTCAAATGTAAACAAAACTTCCGCGCTTGAGAATTGTGAAACATCTGCCATAGGCCGCGCCCTGGCATCTCTCGGTTTGCATGGTGGTCAGTATGCAAGTGCAAATGAAATTGATCGGGCAGAAGCCAAAGCAGAAATTATTGAAGAGAAAAAGAAAGAGCCACAACAACCAGAACCACAACCAGAACCAGAGGCTCCCAAGGAAGCTGCACCTGGTGAGGATAGGGCGATTGAATTTGCCACTGAACTGTCACGCAAAATGATCGCTTGTTCGTCAGCTAAAGATTTGAAAATTCTGGAAGCAAAGAACGATAAAGGTATCGATATGCTGAAGGAAAAGTTCCCTAGCATCTACAATCCAATCAAAGAAAAATTTGTCGAACTACTAGATGGATTTGGCGAAGCACCATTTTAAAACGAAAGGAAAACTAATGCAAAATACAAACCCAAAACCACCACTTCAGAATGGCAAAGTCCAGATACCCGAAACTACTGGGCCAGAGCATCGAGCAACTGCCTGGGTGAATACTAAGTATGGTGATGAGTCTCAGGAAGCGAAGATGGCGGTTCTTGAAGTTATTCGATTAATCGAAAAGCACGACCTTAATATTAAGATAGAATTGAAAAAGAAAAGTGCCGATGTTCAGCCAAGTGATTGGCCTCGAATTGGATACTTTGGTTTGTTTCGAAATAAGTTTCGGATGGAAGGTTTGCAGCCAGTTTCAGAGGTTACCAGGGAACCCCAATTTCAACCGTCAGCACCAGCTGCCGATGATGATCCATTTACAGTCCGATGAGGTGTGCCGTGCGCCCCATTCTGTGGATCGATTTGTGGGTTGAGAGAAAGAGAATTGAAAGATTAAGTAAGACGAAATTTGGAAGGATTTGGTTATGGTTCAGAAGTTACTTTATACGTTAAGAGAAACCGCATCTTTATTTTTTGGAGATGGTAACAACCATTACCAGGTCAAGGTAAAGGAGATGATAACTGAAGGTGAAATTCGAGGGGTGAAAGTTGGCAAGCGACTGTATGTGCCTGCCAACGAGATTGAAAAACTTAGGATGCAACTAGATGTATAGGAACTGCGCCAGCCTCTCTCAGTTCTTGCTCATGCTTCACATTTTTTACTGGCTGGGCATACTGGGTTCTAGTAAATTCTATAGATGTATGGCCTAGAGTGTTAGCTGCTCTTTCAAAATTCTGATTAAGGTTTGCGATAGCATATGACGCATAAAAATGTCTTAATGCTGACCAGGTAATATGTTTAACTCCAGACCTCTTAACAAGTCTTTTCATTAAATCCCTAAAGAAACCTTTACTCAATGCGTCATGCACAAAGCCAGGAAACACGATGTCGTTTTCAGACACTTTTGGACTAGCTGCTTTATGCAGTCTAAGGAGCCTAACGGCCTCTGGATCGATAGGAATTTCTCGCTCTCCCTTATCTGTTTTAGTCCCCTTTTGTCGAATGCGTAGACCACTCTCCTTGTTAGGATCTTTCTCTGTAATGATAGCTTCTTCAACAAAAATGTTTGAAGTTTCAAGATCAACATTACCCCAACGAAGGCCTCTTATTTCGGACTGTCGGACACCCGTATTCAGGCCAAGGTGAAAAATTGTTTTGTTGAAAGGTGTCTCTGTTTCGAGTGCCTGGTAGATATTTGGGAAATCATTTTCTACACAAATATGAAGGTAAGATGTATCGCGATTTACTGCCTTATCTTTGAGTGCTAATGTGAGGTCTTTGCAAGTCAACGGGTTAGCAGTTCCCCATCCTTTTCTAATCACATATCTGAGAAAAACTTCACAGTAATGCTTCTTCTGTTTTCTGGTAGAATAGGCAGCATGATCGCGCTTACAATGGGCCTTAAATTCTGTTTGGAAATCCTCAATATTATAGCGGTTAAAAATCTCTGAGCACCGATGAGAAGAAAGTTTCTGAGAACTAATTTTAAGTGACAGAAACCAGGTAAGAGCATTTAAAGTATTTTCATGGGTGGAGATTGTAATCTCCTCATTATCAAACTTCTTTTTGAGATTTAATTTATACTGGTGAAAAGCATCTTCGACAGTTACCTTGTCAAACTCATTGACTTTAGTTTTTGCATAATTGCCAGTAAGATAATTTGCTAAGAGAATAGCAGCTGCTTTCTGAGCCTCTCCTTTTGTTGGGTAGTTTCCATGCCTTATTCCAAGACCAATTCTTTTACCATTTATTACAAAATAATCTCTATATTTTTTCACATTTAAGGGTGCGGTTTCTCTCGTCATTTCGATTGCTTCCTTCTAAATAATTAACTCTTATAGTCAATAATATAGTGTGGAATAATCAATAATTCAATAGCTGTGCTATTAAAAGTAGCACAAAAGGTAGCACAAATTAAAAAAATTAGGGGAGGGGTATTGCACTATTTTTCTATAAAGTTATAGATAACAAGGAGATATAAACGAATGCGGGTGTGGCGGAATTGGTAGACGCACTAGATTTAGGTTCTAGTGGAAAGCACTGATCCTATACGATTTCTTAGGTTTTTATACGATTTTATACTATACTATACGATCCTATATGCTTTAAAAGGTAGCACAAGGGTAGCACACGATTCTATGCTTTTACCTTGACTTTGAAAGTCAACGATAAGTCTTCATCAGAGACTTTTTCTTTGAACCCATTTCAACCTTCTTGCCCGTCTTTGCAGCTGCCTTTTTCGCAGCGGCTTTGCCTGCTTTAGAATATGAATAATGTTTGTTTCCTACCTTCGGCATCATTGAATTCCTTCCATTCGGTTAACTAAACGATCAGCCCGATTTTTTACCTGGACATACCACTTCGAGTTCTTCATCTGGTTTGCGGCTTCACGAAAATTCTTCTGGTCAACTGCGGCTTTCATCATCTTAAATTTAGACAATCTTGGCAGTCCCATATTAAACATCATATTACTAATTATCTGTTGCGCTTCCTCTGGGAGTTCATCAAAATACGGGTACAATTTTCTACAATCTCCAAGCACGATTTCGACATCTTTTTCGAAGAGTTCATTGACCCTTTCGTCAGTGATTTCTTCGCCAACTTCCATCCCAAATTCTGGCTCCCCATCAAGGCATAAATGACCGATTCCACAAGTCTTCAATCCCAGATGATCTAGGTACACTTCATGCTTAATACCCTCATCAATTTTCAGTTGCTCACGCAGCTTATCTATGTCCATAATTTATCCTTTCCTTTGCCGTATTTTTTCGAAGGCTCTATGCCCAAACCAAAAGCTAATAATTCCACTAAAAAGAATTTGAGTATCCTGATCCCAGATAATCGGCATCGCGTCATTCAATGTTTGGCCTGCCTTCATTGCAGTTACCAGGGCGGTAATTTTTACTGTGAGAAATATACCTACGAACAAGTAGGTTACGATTGGTCTGACTGACCCTGATAGGGCAGCTGCAAAGGTAGAGTTACTGACTGCCGCTGCCTGGCTTTTATGAATTCCCTCTATTTCAGAGATGTCGCTTTTAGACCTTAACTCATCTATCTTGAGTTCCGATAATTCCTTTGCATAACGAGCCTTTGCCTGCAACATTGCCAACTCTTGTTTGTCTTGTTGCCTCTGCTTGAAGAGATCAATGACACTCGGAATTATGCTTGTGCCAAATCCTAAAGCACTACCTAATAATGACAACATTATGATTTTCCATTCTTGGACATCCAAGCAGAAACACCCATATAGGCTCCCACAATTCCTGCCCCAGTGATGAAGAAAATATTTGATAGATCGACTAGTAGTTCAATCCTCTCATCAGCGATAAATGGCATGAACATCATAAAGGTAAACATCCCCATTCCTATAAGTGTCCACCTTGCAATTCGTAATTGTGCTAGGTGCTTTCTAGACTGATCTTCAAACTCACGGATCTCCTTGGACTTATCTATTTCGTCATCAGAGACAATCCCATCGCCATCCAAATCGTATGGATCTAGGACACTATTCTCTTGCAGTTTTTTAGCCATTTTCTTTGTACTCGTTAATGATTTCTTGGATTGCTTTTCTGGTGGGAGAGGGGTTCACTTTACATGAATATTCTACCTGGCAACTACTGGTAGGTGAGTACTCAATTATAGCCGTTTCAACGGTGTTTTTGGAGCCGTAGTATATACACAATACATCGCGAGTTTGATGCGCTCCAGGGTTCCTAATTAGGACTGCTACACGGTGTAATCTACAGATAGTATTCTCATCAACTGTCGAGGAGTTTAAGTCCCCAGGCAAGACCAATGAGTAGACCCACACCCACAACACCAACGACAGTGAGTATAACCACAAATTGTATCTTTTCTTTTCTGGCTTCTCTCTCATATTTATCTTTCTTTCGCTGAATACGAATTTGCCTTTCTGTCTCCAGAAGGTTGTCCCAGCCCTTTTGGCCTAATCCTAAAGTCCAGATAATATCATGCTTTAACTGATCTCTTTGTTTCTCAATAGCGGCCTTGTGTTGAACCAACTGGAAGGCTTCCTCGGAGATCGATTTGCCCTTTTTGAGTTTGGTTAAGAGGGTGGGGTTTTTTAGTTTTTTATGCTCATGTTCAAGGTCTGAGCAGGCACCCATCCATTTACCAATTTGCTGGGAAACATCTTCAAATTCTTTCCCTGCGTTTACTAACTTACGGACGAGTTGGAAGCTCGAAGTGCAAGCAGCGAATATTGTCATTGGATCCATAATATCACCTTGAAATCGGCAGCCTCTGAGGCTCGGTAATATATGTCCGATTAATAAATTTTAAGTTTGTTTAGAGGTTAAATGCTATTCCTAAAAGAATAACAATAATTGTAGCAGCAACAGAAATAAAGATAGTTTCAAGACGCTTAACACGATTAAAAAGATCTTTGAACTGAATAGTTGTCTGAACTTCGAGGCGATGCGAACGTGTATCAAGGGAATGAAGTTGTTCTGTGACAGAGGTTAAAGTTGGCTTACTCACTCTTCGGCCAATCATATATTGGAGCGTTGCCAGTAGGGTTTCCATCACTATCGACTGGAGTATCAAACAATGCTTTAAAAGCGGATAAATTAGAACACCCATTTATTTTATCTTCAATCGTTTTTGATGCCGTTCTGACCTTCGTTCTGTAGGTAGAAGTCGCACTAGGGATAGCCGTTCCAGCTTCTGATTT